CATACCAACAGAAGCCAACCTACCAGTTCTAGAAGCCAATAGATTTGCTCAACGAGCAGCTAAGAAACCATGTGTATTTAACATTAACAAGTCAGACATGGATAAGATGGTACAGAAAATTAAAGCTGCAATTGAATAAACTTTGCTTTGACCTATACTACTAGTAAAGGACTTAACTTAAAGCTAAAAGGTGAAACATGAGTACAATTACTGAAGGATTGCAAGAGATCAAAACCCTGCTTAAACGCATCGAGAAGAAGCGTTCATTTATCAGGGGATATCTATGGCGTCAAAACCAAATAAGAGACCCACACGAGAAAGATGGTGGCTCTCAAGTATTAATTAAGAAAGAGCGCCAAGCAATTCAAGATCTTGAAGATAATATCGTAAATATTAAGCGTAAAATTGATACAGCCAATGCTGTTACTGAGATAACCATCTGTGGTGTAACTAAGACCATAGCTGAGTGGTTGATCTGGAGACGTGAGCTAGCTACTAACAAGAAGAGATTCTTAGAGTCTATACAATCCACCGTTCAAAGCGCACGATCACAGGCAGCTCAAAAAGGTATCCAGGTTGTTGATACAGCATCTAAAGCAGGAGATGTCGATGTCATTGTTAATATTGATGAAAGGCTTCTTGCTGAGGAAATTGAGCAGATGGAAGAAATCCTTTCTAAGCTTGATGGACAGCTGTCGCTTAAGAATGCTACGGTAAAAATTAAGTATTAGAGCTGCGCTATGGTAGCCTGAGCCTAGAGCGTAGTCTTATAAAGCGCGCGGGCTCTAGGCAATAGCGGTGTCCAGGTTCGATTCCTGCACGCAGCTCGGTTTGAAATTAAGCCCTCATGGTCTAGTGGTTAAGATGCTGCCCTGTCGAGGCGGAGATATGGGTTCAATTCCTATTGGGGGCGCCAAAGACTTACCTTGGTCTAGCGAAAAGAGAGAAGTGTTTGAAATAAGACTGATTAGCTCAGTTGGGTAGAGCGCAAGCCTTAACCGCTTGAAGTCACAGGTTCGATTCCTGTATCAGGTTGCATTTGGGATGCAAACGAGCTTAAAAGTTTAAAATTCAAACATGAAAGTTTAAAGTTATTAAAGTTGAAAAGTGAAAGTGGAAAGTTGATGCAAATCCACGCTCTGGGTAGTACTAGCAGAGATGTTAGTAACATGTTTTTCAAACAAATACATGTTCTCGACCGCGTGGCTGCTATTTCAAGGTGACTAAACTAGGAGTTTAAATGAGTAAGTGGAAAGATTTAAGACATCACATTGCTCCAAACAACACCCCCCTCTTGGTGTATGGAGGCTATAAAAATTCTGAATATTTTATTTGTGTTGCAGAGTATTGCCCTAAGAATGATCTGTTTTTGGTAATACCTCGTGACCATGAACTACGTAATATTTGGGTAGATTATTGGATGGAATTACCGGAAAACCCCCCAGAGTTGCCACATGTCAAGAAAAGTAAAGAACCCAAGAGCTAATCATATTCCTTTTCATATATATATTCCTAAGGAATTAAAGGAAAAATTTTCCGCATTGTGTAAGGCTAGGAAATATAGCAGGTCTGAGGTCATTGAAAAGCTCATAAAAATATATATTGAACAAGCGGATGAAAACGGCTGGACAGAGTATATTGAGACCAGGTGTATTTCATGTCAAAAGATATTTACGCAAGAAAGATTAAAAGAAAAAAAGTGGTGCTCTCCAGAGTGCCATCTTTATTATGTGACATTTATTATGAAGTGGAACTGTAGGCATAGCCTATATTAGACAAATAATATTGTATTCAAATCTTCGAAATTCTAAACTATTACCTGATAGTTAACTATTTAAAATTAAAGGGTAATAGTATGGCTTTGTTTCCCCAAATTGGCCCTGAGTATTATAGCGAAGAAGACAGAGGCATCAAAGAGCGCATGGAAGCCTTTTATTCCGAGTCTATTTCTATTAACCAGTCTTTTTGGGCCGAGGCTGATACCGATACCAGATTCGAAGTAGGTGACCAGACCATCTGGAATGAGCTCTATACGAGCATGCCATCCAACAGGCGAAACCAATTCAACTTCAATAGAATACGTCGGGTTATTAATATGATCAGTGGACACCAACGGCGTAACAGAAAATCTACTATTGTTACTGGTGTTGATAATGCTGACGAAGCAACTGCGGATCAATTCTCAAAGATTATGATGTGGATCAACCAGCAGGAGGGTGTACTTGAGACCATCTCCGATTCCTTTCAGGGTGCTCTTGTAACTGGCATGAACTTACTTCAGGTTTGGGTTGATTACCGTTCTGACCCTGTGTCAGGAAATATAAAGGTCGATAATTGCAGCTACAACAGCTTCTTAATCGACCCGTTTTTTAGGAAACCTGACCTATCTGACTGTAATGGACTCTGGAAGCGTTCTTTTTTGACCAAGAAAGAAGCAATCTCGCTACTCCCAGACCATAAAAATGAAATAATGGGCCTCTCAGGGCAAAGCACACGAGATAACAAGTTTGAATTCATGCCAGAAAATTATAATTATGGCATGAAAAGTCTTTTAACTTATGACGAATATTACTATAGAGACTATAGAACACAAAAAGTTCTTATTGATAGCCAAACAGGTGAAACACTTGAATGGAGCAATGAAGATAAAGACTCTCTAAAGAGATTTTTACAGCAATACCCTCAAATAACAGTTGCTGAGCATGAAGTGCCAACAGTAAGAGTGGCAATATTAGTACAAGGAAAGGTATTTTATGATGGTCCGAACCCCATTGGGATTGATCAGTATCCTTTTGTCCCTGTTTTTGCATATTATACTCCTCAAATCCCTTACTTCCCATGGCGTGTTCAAGGCGTTGTTAGAGGCCTTAGGGACGCGCAGTACTTGTACAACAGAAGAAAAATTATAGAGCTCGACATATTAGAGAGCCAAATAAACTCTGGATGGAAATATAAAGAAAATGCTTTAGTCGACCCTAAAGACGTCTTTTTAAGTGGTCAGGGTCGGGGGCTTGCGCTTAAGACGGAAGCACTCATGACAGACGTCGAGCAAATAGTTCCTCCAGCAATACCACCCTCGATGATTGAACTTTCAAAAATATTAGCTCAAGAAGTTCAAGAGATATCGGGCGTGAATGAAGAGCTGTTAGGCTCTGCTGTCGATGATAAGGCAGGTATTCTCTCCATGCTTCGCCAAGGTGCAGGCCTAACAACACTTCAAATACTTTTTGACAGGCTAGATATGTCACAGAAATTACTCGGCAAATTAATGATTGATATTGTTCAAAAGAATTTTACGCCTGGTAAGGTAAAAAGAATTATAGAAGAAGAACCCGCACCACAGTTTTATAACAAAGCCTTCGGAACTTATGACGCAGCAGTTGAAGAAGGGCTCAACACAACAACACAGAAACAAATGCAATTTGCTCAACTACTCAACATGCGTGAAGTTGGTGTTACGGTTCCTGATAGCGTTCTTCTTGAAGCTTCTACTATGCAGAACAAGAAAGACCTCATTGAAGCAGTTGAAGCTCAAAACCAAGCACAACAACAAGCAGAACAGGAAGAAAGAGAAGCTACCATGCAAGAGCAAGCAGCTAGAGCTGAGTTGGCTCAAGCTAGAGCAATTGCAGACAGAGGCCTTGGCTTAGAGAGGGCAAGTCGAGTAGCAGAGAATGAAGCTATGGCAATAGGCAACATGTTTGAAGCAGAGAAAGACAAGTATGCTGGTTACTTATCACTTGTTAAGGCATTAAAAGAGTTAGAGGGTATGGACCTCGACTCTATGCAGAAACTTGTGACTATATCTCAGATGGTCAAACAGAATAAAGAGCTAACTCAGGGACCAGCTGGAATAAAGAAAGAAAAAGAAGAAGAAACAAGACAGCATATGGGCGCTTTGGGCTCTGCGACTGGAAAAGTAGATCTTTCTTCGGCAGCGTTGCCTGAATCTTCAAAACTTAGTAATATTCCTGTGAAGCCAGGGCAAGCAGGACCAAGAGGATTTTTATAAACACAATAACAAAAGGGTTATTATGAAACGTATAATTATAGGGTTATCACTTTTGACAGCGTCATCCGCAATAGCAATGCAAGAAGCAGTTCCTGCAAAACGTGGTTGGATGAGCTCACATTATCACAGCACCTGTAACAAACTAAGTAACCACAAAGGCAAAGTTGGCTTAGCTGTTGGTGCAATAGGCACAGGAATTGTGTGTAAAATATTTAAGAAAGAAATTGATGAATACGTGAAGCCTCTCATTAAAAGCGTGTGGAAGAAAACAACAGGCTGGTTGAGAAGAGTTTTTCGTAGCGAAAAAAAAGCTTAAGACCTCTTTTGGTTAGAGGTTAGTTAACCTTGTTGCACATGGTGCAATGGTTTCCAAGGAGTTAATATGCCTAAATATTACGAAAGCTACGCTGGTAAAGATAACAGGCGTGCGATGGAAGAAAGAGATGCTAAGATGCTTGGCGGCGGTGGTATCGCTAACATGCCTCAAGGCGTTGTTTATACACAGTGGCCTAAAGCGCCAATCAATGGACCTGAGGGTCTTAATGACGGCATTTCAGGGATAGATCGTCAGATGCGTGATGACCTTAAGGGCAAAAAAGGCCCTAACTCTGAAAAATATTAGGAGATAATATGCCTATCATGACGCGAATCAAAGGGAAAGCCACAAATATAGCTTATAAGGTACTTGGTACTCCCCCTAATATGCGGAAAAATAAAACTAAAAACAGAGATAAGACAGATAGACGGCTCAACCAGGAATTAACGTCACGTGTTAGGTAGTTAGGTTAAACTGGGGCGAGTGGAAAGATCTCCGTCTTTCCCTCGTCCTTGCGTATGTCTCCGTCGTCTAGTGGTTAGGACCCTGCTTTTTCAAGGCAGAAACGGTGGGTTCAATTCCCCCCGGAGATACCAAAATAGGAACAAAAAAATAAGTTTTACATTCTCTTTCATATATCTCCGAGTTGTTGGAGGGGAGCTAAGCGGCTCCCCTTTTTTAATGCGCTACTTCAATAATGAATTTAGCTATTGTTATTCCGAGGGTGACTACCCCCTTTAGAACAGTCACTACATCCCTGGCATTCACGTTTCCACAACACTTTGTTGCATCCCTTTCTTCCCGTTGACGACGAAGTTGTTCACGCATTCTTTCTCTCTGCGTATTATATCTATGCACTCGTCTCGCAATTTTAGCCTTCTTTCTTTGTAGCCTTGTTGCTGGCCGCATTGCTTGTGCTTGGGAAAACATGACTGAAGATAACAACATAATAGTTAAGAAGTGTTTGTTCATGATGCCCTCCTCTCATTTATGGGTTACATGACATCTCTATTAATAGTATATTGAAGTGCAAGCAGAATAACCATATCTGAAAGGAGATCAATGGCAGAACGTGAGACTGTTGGTAAAATAGCTACAGATCTGAAGAAAAACGAAGCAGATAATACCCACTCCCCCACCGAGCAAATGCGAGAGCAACTCACAGAATATGACGCGAACATACACCTTTGCCTTGAAGAAGGTAAAAACGAAAAGCTAGGGGACTTTTTCGTTGTTGTTTTGACCAAGAAAGAGAGAGTATTAGATAATGTTCTTCGTAATTACTTTTTTCACAGGTACACATGCCCAACGCCAGAGTGGGACCAGGCTGTCTATAAATACCATAGAGCAGGTGACCATTTAGAGTTCTTGTGGGTGGTTCCTTCAAGAGATACATGCCAATATATGGCTGATAATGCACTCACAATAGACAAGGAACAGCGAGAGTTATTAAACTTTGTACTAGACTTCAATGATGGAACCCTATTGCAAAGAGCAAAACAACTAAACGGAGAAGGTGAGAATGTCATTTTGACAAAAGATGAAGTTGAAACCATCAAATAAAGGGAAAATATGACAGAAGAGACAGCAGAAAATGTGCAATTGCAACCAGAAACCGGACAAGTTTCTGAGAATGCTCAACCAGTCGATAGCCAGGGAACGGAAACTGCTCAAGCGAATGAAGCGACTAGTCAACCGAATACTGAAGATAGAAACTTCGTTGAAATGCGAAAAAAGCTTGAACGAGAACAACGAGAGAAAGAAGAGCTTAGAAGAAAAAACGAAGAGGCAATGCAAATCATCAGAAATATAGAAGCTCAAAAACAACAACAGCAAGAAGCTCCCAAAGAAGAGCCTATACCTGAAATTAATCTAGGCGATGATGATGATCTTGTTGAAGTTAAAACAGTTAAAGCTATTCTGGCAAACCAAAAAAGATTAGAGAAGAAGTTAGCTGAGAGCGAGAAGAAGTCATACCAAATGACTGCTGAAGCGCGACTCAAAGCTAACTATCCAGACTGGGAGAAAGTTATATCTGATGAGAACTTGGAACGTCTTAAAGAATCTGACCCTGACCTTATGGCTTCTATCCAATATAACCCTGATCCTTATAGTCAGTATGCAGCTGCGTATAAAGCGATTAAGCGCCAGGGAATTTACCAAGAAGATAAATATGCGGCAGACAGGCAAAAAGCAGAAGAAAATGCAAATAAACCACGACCACTAACGAGCGTTTCTCCACAACAAGGAGATAGTCCATTGTCTAAAGCTAACGCCTTTGCAAATGCTCCTTTAACAGATGAAGTAAAAAAGAGATACTGGAAAGAGATGCAAGAGGCTATGAAAAGATCCTAAAATTCTGTTTCGTGTAGGCCCGGTTAACTGCTGGGCCATTTTTCTTTTCTCCCAATAATTTTTTCTGTTAACATATTCGTAGGCGTATCGAGCCTCGCCAGCTCACCGCGTATGGGTGTCGCGAACCCGGGCGTATAGAGCCTCGCCAGCTTAAAGTTTGTCACCGTTCTGGTGATTGGAAATCTTATAAACTTTAAGTAAAGGGATAATCATGCCTATTACAACCACATCTACTTTACCTTCGCCAGTACAGCAAAGTTTTAGCTATAAGCTCTTGTCTGTGCCGGTTCCATCAATGATTCACAAAATCCCAGCAATGAAGAAAAGTATGCCTGCAAAGGGTGGTAATACATTGCGTATGAGGAGAT